TTGGCGGTCATGGCCTTAATACCCTCTGCAGTAGCACCACCACCGCCACCGCCACCGCCACCGCCACCACCATTGCTGCCGCCCGGCTTTTTCTGCGGTGTCTTCTGCGACTCTGTCGACGCGCGATAATAACCATCGCCACTAATATAGGCACGGCCCACGCTTCCGTCGGCCATGTATATTGAGAGTGACCCGTCACCCGACTGCTTAATGTATTTAATACTTTTGGAGGCTTTCCCGTCTTTCAGTCCGCGGTGCTTGTTGAAGGCGTTCTGGTTGCCGCTACCGTTTTCGCCCGGAGACAGTTCGACGCCATTAGTCTTGAGGTTGGAGATCATGTCGTAGGCGATCTCATATCTCTGTCCAACCGCGTACCACTCCCCCTCGTACTTAATGGCGTCGGACATCGAGTCGAGAGTGGCGGGGTGGCCGGCACCGGCGACTAGTCGCCCCAAGATCGACGCATAGTTCCCCCACCGGTGCATGACGACAATGAGCATCATGCACGCCTCGGTCTCGGTCTCCGGGTCGAGTCCGAGTTCCTGACACCGGGGTATGTACTCGTTCTCCAGATCGTCTTGCATCTGCCTGTTCTGGATACGGTGGCCCTCATCGGAGTCGAGGGCTGAGGAGAGAGCGCTGCGGTCGGCACCTGAAAGGTACTGATATTTCCTGGAGGAAATCGTCCAGGAGTCCCTCCCCTCAGCCATCCACCCATCTACAGTGGACCCGAAGGAAGTGCCCGCGGAGAATTTGGAGAGGAGATCATAGGCACGTCCCTGAGTCCACTGGCCAATGCCGAGGGAGAGTGTGTCTGGTGCGCTGATGATGCCGTAGTCGTTGCTCGCCTCTACTGTCGCCAGTGTGGCGATAATGCATTTCTTGTGCTCATCGTCAAAAGCCATGTCACCCTCCTCCGGAAACTATTTAAATCAGTGGATCACCATGTTGGTGGCCCCATAGTTGACCATCACGGACTTGTTCTTCGGCGTACCGATAAGAAGCGCCACCGAGTACTCGCCAGCGCCCTCATTCGCCTGGAACATCGCGGAAATCTCGCTATTCACCTTCGCACCATCGAAGTAGCCTGCAATACCCGACGTGCCGACCCAGTCCTTAGCGCCCGACGGCTTAGTGAAGTGCAAGTAGAACTGTGCATTGCCACTCACGGTGGTGTGATTGATGTGGCAGTTGACGCTGATGACGTCATTCGCATTGAGAGTGATCTGCTTGGACATCACCTCATAGGTAAAGCCTGGATTGACGTCGGACGTGGACGTGAAATTCTTGTTGTCCGAACCGTAGCGCTTCTCAATAAAACGCGTGCGCGTCGTGTTCGCGAGGTCACCCGCAGTCTTAGCCTCCGCAATACCGGATGAGAGATTGGCAGTTGTCGTATTCGCCTGAGACGCCGCGGAGAGCGCTGCCTCAGAATTCTGCCTGGATTGGTTGGCGACGGACATGGCGTTATTCGCGTTGCTGAGCGCGGATGCCGCGGAGTTGCTTGCCGCGGTGGCCTGAGAAATGGCGGAGTCGGCCGTTGTCTTGGCCTCGGCTGACGCCTTGAGGGCCTTGTCCGCCTTGCCGGACGCGGTGGCGACGACGGCGAGCGCCGACTTGGCGGACTCCTTTGCCTCAGCGGTGTTGTCTGCGGCCTCGTTGGATGCGGTGAGTGCGCTGGTCGCGTCCCGCGACGCCGCCTTTGACGTGACAATTGCCTCTCCGAGGTGCTCGTCAATCGAGTTCATGGCGCCGTTGAGATCACCGACGATATTGAAATGATCAGAATTCAGGTAGATCGGCAGGTTGAAATTCTTGGTGTGATTAGTTGCGGGCATTTTTCCTCCTAATAGTTAGCCGCAGACACAGTTCTGGATATCAGCGATGGACGCGGACGAGATCTCATCCAGTGACTTGGTGGTGAGGGACGCAGATCCCTTGAAAGTGGACTCGTAGACGTCCATCACAACATTGACGACATGTTTTCGCTGACCGGTCACCGGCGAGTACATCATCTCCCTGGACCAGTAGTCCAGGAAGATCTTCCCCTGCGTCTGCATCTCAAGAATGTCCATCGGCAGGGAGTCAATATCCTCTACCGTCAGACCGGCGCGGGAGAAGTCGGCGGCAAGCAAGCCATTGACCAGCACCCGGTTGTCGAAGTCGAAAAGCATCGACTCAAGCGAGCGCCTCGTGCCGGTGAGCCAGTCGAAGACCTCAACATAGTCGTGCTGGAGGTGGCGGTCGACATACTCCCGCATGCTCTCCTTGAAAAGCGCGAGATCATCGTTGATGTCCGCCACGTACTTGCGGAACTGATCAATCATCTGCTCTGGCAGGTCGCCGTACTGGCCGACCTCGTCCCGTACGTTCTCAAGAAGTTTCGAAATGCGTTCGTTATAGTCGGCGGCGTAGGACTCCAGCGAGGCGTTCAGCGCATTCCGCAGTCCCTCATTGACCCATTTCCGCAGCTCCTCGATCACCTGCAGGTAGGTGAAACCGTCACGGTACGTGAAAGGCACCGTCGTAGTGAGCGCGTAGTCATGGGGGACCAGCGAGTACTCAGGCGGATCGAACTTGTGCCTCTCAGTAAACTCGGGAATAGACGGCGTAGGCGTCGAAGGACTTCCTACCGGTGATACTGTCATTACTGCTCCTAATCCCCATAAACATTTCCTGCAACTCGGCAATAACCATAAGATCAATATTCAAAAATGTCTGCCGCCACGCCGCGATAAGCGCCGCCGTATGGCCAGTATACCCCCAAGAATGCGATTCCTGCGACGAAGACGACTCGTTCTTGGAGGCGCTCTTCGACGTCGACGTCGAGTCCCCCGCCACGTCATTGACACCCTTCGACGTCGACGACACGTCAGTTGCAGCCGTGGCGTAGTCCTTGTTTCCGGCCAACCTCACCTGAGGCATCTGCGACTGCACGGTGCGAGAGGAACCGTCAGAGGTTGATTTCGTGGTGCTTTTCTGACCGGTTTTCTGGTCACTGTCGCTGGTGCCGGACGAGGCCGATTTCTGTCCCGTCCGGCTGTGGGTGTCCATGGTGGACAGCGGGTCGATCTCTACGAGTTCACTGTTGTACAGCTTATTGTAGTACGGCATGATCTCATGCATTTTGGTGCGCATCTGCCTGATCCACATGTCGACAGATTCGAGCGCTATTTCATTATAGAAATAGTGGTCGATAATGCGCTCATTGAGGTACTCGCGGTACGCCTCGTCAAAAATCGGGTAGTCACCGAGCCCGATTCCACTCACCCCGTTCCGCGCAATAACCTCGCGGAGTTCCATCGTGAAGTCAGCCATTTTCGGCACCTCCGTTAGGGTTCATCGCGGTCATGTCCGTAGACCCCAGCGACTCGCCGAAAAGAGGTACGCCGGGGTCGGAGTCGTCATCAAGATTCCACTCGACCGACACGTCGAGCCCGTACAGCCTGTTAATCTGCTCGGCAGCGGCGCGGCGTGCGTTGAGGGAGACGGCGCGCATCGCCAGCACCTGACCGGATGAGCCGGACGCCTCCTCGACAACCATTCGCTCTCTTTTCTCAGAATTGACGTTCATGATGCCGAGCATTGTCATGCACTCATTCCAGGTGCGTGTGAGCGCCTCAGAGACGTACCGCAGCGTCTCGGGCGAGATGCCCGTGTTGAATGCGGCAATTTTCTGTGCGAGGTTCTCGGTGCTCATCATCTCGGTGCCGAAGACCGCGGGCTGCCCCTCGATGATTTGCTGGAACATATTGTTGAAGGTTTTGTACTCGTTGTTGTTTACAGCGAAGACGAATGGGTGCCGAGCGTGCAGCATGTCGATCTCGAATGTTCGCGCAATTGTCGTCAGGCGCTCCGCGTACACCTCGATCACGTCCTGGTCCGGAATGCGCATATAATTGGCCCAGATAGGCACGCAGTCGTTTCCAGAAAGCCGCTTTGAGTACACGAGATTGCCGTACACGGTGAATTCGGTGGGATTGTTGTACATATTAAGTTCACCCATGCCGGTAGCGCGAAGCGCCATGTACCTGCCGAATTCCTGGTCGAAATAAAATACGCACAGCCCGTCGAGCAATAGCGTCTGCTCAAGGTAGCGCAAATCGATTGTGTCCGGCAGCCCCTGCCAATTAAAACGATTCATGCACATTTCGGAGATGACACGGCGGTACATCCGCCGGATCACCATCTCCCGGTCCTGTGCGGGGTTCTTGAGGACGCGACCACCTTCCTGGAAGGGACGGTAGATAAATTTCTCCACTGGATCGTTCACGGTAGATCACCCAAAATACTTGTCATAGATCGGCTCATTGTCAGCAAAATCGGTCTCACCAATATAGTACGGGTCGGCCCACACGGTCACGCCCTTCTCGAAGATGCCGCGAATCGACTGCCGGAACCCTTCGGGGCACGACGGACCGTAAATATACGTCTCCTTCATCTGCCAATAGGTGAACTTCTTCATCACCATAAGCGACTCGGGAGGCGTCATGGAGACATTCATCGCGTAGCCGTAGCGAAGCCAGAACTCACCAATCCGCATCATCGCACCCTGGTCGATCACCTTCTGACGCGCTGCGATCTTCCAACCGTCGGCGACAAGATTGAAGACGTCACCGCCCATCTGACCCGACGTCGTCGGTTGGAGCATCTGAGCGTCCTGAGTCTTCGCGTTAATTCCCGCAATTGCGTTGGCGTAGTCCCCGTTCGCCGCGAATTTTGCCATCTGCAGGTTGGAGTCCGCAAAATACGAGGCATATGAGTTGTTCATAGCGGTCATGGCAGAGCGGTTCTCATTCACCATGCGCTGATTCTCCAGGGTGGAGCCGTACTGCATTCCCATGTCGAATCCACCCATGAGCGCGCTCGCCGCGGCGCCACCCAGATTGCCGGAGAGTGCCTGACCGGCGGCGCCCGCAAACGTGTGGACGCCACCGCTGATCAACGCGTTTTGGGCGTTGTAATTTGTTCGTTGATCCTCAAAACTATTTTGCATGTTGGTCGCGTCACTCGCCTGCTGGCGCGACGCGGCCGCCTGCGCGTAGGCGGTCGACGCGCCGCGGAGCGCCTTCTGCTGGGACCATTCCGCGGACCGGTGCTGATACGCGATGCTGTTCTTGTTGGACGCCAGGTAATTCAAGTAGGAATTGTTCGTCAGGGCGAATGTCGGAAAATCTGTGAAACCCGTCATCATGTCGAAATGCTCGGAGTACAGGTTCGAGGTGCCATCACCCTGACCGCCATCGTTGTATGAGTTCACGGTGAACATGATCCGCGGCGACGGCGGCACGATATGCGTCCACTGCGTCACCTCAAGGTCGTCAGCATTCACGCTCTCAGGCCTGACAATAATAGGCGTCCCCGTGAATGTGGTTAACTCGAACATCATGTACGGATACGTGAAGAACTTGCGGAGATGCCGGTAGCGCTTCGGGATAATATCGCCGTGCCTGAAAGACTCGGCCAGCGCGATATTATGATTGTTGTCAATCCCCTTCTCGCCGAACCCCTTAGTAATCGGGTAGATGGATGCGCCCACTCGAGTCACGCGGTGCCCCTTCTCCTTCGGGTCGGGGGACGAAGTCTGAGCGGTAGTAATCGGACCGCCCTCAAGCGCCTCAAAATTAATCGTGCCCTTAGGCACCGCGGTAATGCTGATAATGCCCTGAGACACCCACGGCACATATGCCAGGGATTTTGCGAGAATATCGAAGTTCCCCGCGGTCATCGCATAGACGGAGCAACCATTCGGCAACCCCTCGGCGTGCGACCCCGACGCCGTATGCATCTGCGGAGAGTCCTCCGTGCCGAAAGGCAGTTCCAGGTCAACGGTGGAGGCGATAATGACATCGAAATTGGCAACGTCAATGGTGCCCTCGTGCCATACGGACGCGATAATCTCTTGCCACACCTTACCAATAATGTACTCCCCACCCATATCAAGGCCCTCAGGGCACGTGAGGTATTTCCGCCCGTAGTTCTCCCACGCCTCACTAGCGGCAATCCCGACATGGCCGCGCTCCACATAACACCGCCCGAAAACGACGTCGTCACAATAGGTCTGCCACACATCAAGTTGGACGGTAATCTCCGTGGTGTTCGGTGCGACGTAGTTGACGGACGTAATGAAATAGTAGAAATAATGGTCATCGCCAGCCACGCCGCGCCTGTTGTGAGCGTACAGATAATTGTACTGGTTGGCCCGAGAAAACGGCACATCAATACGAATCGGGGCGCCCTGAGCGCAATATGTCAGACCCTCGACCGTAAAAGAATGGCGTTTGCGCGTCAAATAATTCATGCGGTCGGCGTGACTCTTAAAAGCAACAATATCGCGGTACGTAGAGTCCCAGCGGACGCGCGTGAGCCCCACCTGTGTGCCCGGCGTCCACACCGCGTAATCGAAATCCAGGCCAAAATCGCCATGCCTGGCATCGCCCTCAATCCTCGGCATCTTCCTCTCCTCTCACTGCCGTCGAGCCGGCCATCTCGTCAAAGTGACGAGATGGCCGGCTCACCGCTCACGCACGCGGCCAGGTCACCGCAGCCTTGGCGGCGTCCACCGGCACGGTAATGCTGACCGGGTTCTTGGACACGCGCTTACCCGTCGCCGGGTCGATGTAGCCGAGCGTCACCGCCACCTGGATCGACGCGGCAGTCTCGTCGGCGCCCACAGTCAGTACGCCGCTGTTGTCGCACCTGGTGTGCTGGCTCTTTGCATTCAGAACATTGAAGAAAAGACCGAACTCAATATTGTCGATATTCTTGCCCGCAATATTTGTCTGGACAATGTACTTCTTGCCGGGCTGTGCCTTATTAGTATCAGACACCGCCTTGGAGTCGGAAACGGTAACAACTCGCGGCACAGTCAGCACAATCTCACTCGGCTTAATTGTCACGACATTGTCGGCCGCGCCGGTCCAGAAAAGCACCGCGGGTACAAACAGAGACGCCGAGATAACCTCCCAGTGGTGAAGGAAGTAATTCGTGTAAAGGCCTGCAGGGTTGATCTGCGACTGATTCTCAAGCAGGTTATCGGCAATGACGAAGAAATCCTTCGTCGTGAGCAGGGCCTGAGCGCCGTCAATACCGAAATTCTCCTTCGGAATCTCAACAAAACGGCCCTTCATCTGCGCGTACTCGACATTGAAGGCCGCAGCCCACGCCTCAACGCCGATATTCGCCTTCACCTCAGGAGTAGTAATAACAACCAGATCCTCCGGCCTGGCAAAAGTCTCCATTCGCGCCGCATTGTACTGCCGCGAAATAAAGGACATGTTGCCAGAGTAGGCCTGCACCATCTTAATGAGTGCCTTGGCATCAGCCTCAGAGGCACTCAACGACTGCAGGTCAGCGCAGTGCTCATGGAAGAAACCACCATTCGCCTGATACTCCGCGAAAAGCGAGCAGATGGTCAGAAACTCGTCCCACTGGTCGGACGTCGTCGGCACCGCGAGAATCTGCGAGATATACGTCTCCAGGCCCGACTCATCCAGAAAAGCGCGCCGCAAGGTATCGCGGTTCACGGTGATCTTGTACATGTTCTGCCGATTCACCGTGTGGAACTGAGACGCCACATTCGGCCGCTTCTGAGCAAAAAGCGCCTCCTCCATGTAGTCACGGTCCGCGGAGTACTCGTAAGAGTTAATGAGGCCCGTCTGCACCTCCTCAATCGTGTCACCATTCGTCAGCATGCCCCGCTTAAAGGCCGCAAGCGGGTTCTTCCACGAGATATCACGCGTGTAGTAGGTGCCGATCCTGTTGACCAGGGCGTCTGTGAACTCGTTCCAGTGCTGCGGAAACCTGGTCAGCGCCTCAAGAGTCTGCGCGAGATTTCCCTTGGTCGTGTCGGGAATACGATTCTGATAATCGAGAGACGCATTCTTCTTGATGCGCGCAAGCATCTCATAATTGTCGAAATCACGAATCTTACCCATATTCTTCTGAGGCATTTAAATTACTCCTTCTCATCCTCGACGCGCTTATCGAAAAACGCATCGATACCGCCGTCATCGCCGTCATCGGCGTCACTGTCGCCACTGTCGTCACTATCACCCTCAGACTCAGCAGGCTTCCCCTGCACCTGAGTGAGAAGGTCGTAGTTCGCGGCCTTCATCTTGTCCAGCTGATCGGACAGCACATTATTCGACTCAGTGAGTTCATTAATCTTCGCCTGAGCCGAGGAAAAATTCTCGGAAAGGCCGTTGTACTGTGATCGAATATCGTCATAGATGGTGGGCGGCACTACCGCGTCACCCGGGTCCTGCAAAAGCCCGACAAGGGCCTCAAAATCCATTTTCTGTCCTCCGTATAAAGCGGTAGGGTGGATATCGCTTAGCGATTCCACCCTACCATTTTTTCACCGGATTGTCCGCCGTGGTGACAGCCGCTGATCAGGCGATGAAATATGCCTGCTCGGCATCACCCGTAATCGGTGCAGACATACTCTGTCACACAGCGTCGGAGTCCGGAGCCTCAGGGGGCCGGTGCTCGGCAAGCCACTGATCATAGCCGTGGGCCTCCGCCCACTCCTGCAGAACGCGGCGCGTGAGACCGGCACGCGTATCCTTAAAATTCCACTTCACCTCATCCATGAAATCACTGAGTGACTTCGGGATGCGTGCAGTAATGTTCTCGAAACCATCAACCTTCTTGACCATTTTTATTCTCCACTCTCTTGAAATTAAATGTTGTCTCAGTCAAGACGACTCCTCCCCGGACCCGCCTAGGAACCAGTTTACCGTGCCAGAGGTTATCGTGCAACAAGTCCTCCGGGAAAACCTTCGCAGCCACGTCACGCGGCAGACCGGCAATATGCGTCACAGGGCGGCCATCGATCATCTCCGAGTACTGCTTCGCCCGTACGAAAACCGCCTTGCTGAAATCTGCCTCATGCTTCCAGGCGCCAAGTTTTGCGGGGTGCACCTCGACGTCAATAAGCGGCTCGCGACCCAGAACGTGAAGCGAGTCGGTATCGGCGTAGAGGAATCTGCTGTAATTCTTCTGCGCCGTACGCACGGTATAGTCGCGTGCCCACGCGGTCACAAAAACGCTCAGCGGTGTGTAGACGGGGTCACATGACTCGTACTCGTTCAGTACAAGGTTCACGTGGTCGCCGTCGAGCACGGGATGTTTTCCTGTCACATTCGTGTTCTTGGCGAATTTCCCGTACAAAGAATTTAAGAATAGTTTGGCGATAGTGCGCCGTCCGCCCGTAGAAGTAGATTTCACGCCCATCCACTTATCGATGTAATCGGTAATCATCCCCGTGCGCGAGTCGAACCAGAAACCGCCCTCCCACTCGACGTCCGTAATATCGTAAAAATCGTTCCACAGAGCCCAATCCACCGACGTCACCGTAGTAGTTACAGGCTCGGGCACCTCTATCAGGTACTCAGTGCCGGAGAAGATAGTATTCTTCTTGATCTGCATGCACGGGATGTGATCTGACCGCAATGACGAGCAGAACGTCACCACGGCTGTCCACAGAACACCCTCAGGCGGCGCCGACGAAAACGCATGCGGCTGACCGTAGGGGAGGGGTCGATCGTGCATGACGTACGGGTACAGCGAATTCACGTCATAAACACTGCCCCCACCATCGTGCCGGCGCGACGCCTGTCAACATAAGTAAAACCACCCTTATACGCAGCCCTGATCTCCTCGTCCGTATCGGGCGAAAGCAGAGGAAAAGCTTTCCGAAAGTACCTCTCACCCCCAACGAGGTTCTTGTACTCGGCCATCGAGTCCGACCCGATCGTCAGCCGAGTCATCCCCTCCGCCAGCGTCTCCCGCAGTGCACGGGCCACGATCACCACATCGCGGCGCAAGTAGTCCCATTCCTCCGCCGTCGGCTCATATCCAGCCGGTCGGTGCGCGTTATAGTCGATCTCCCCCTTGCACTCGGGCTGATGAAATGCTTGCGCCAGGTCCGCGACTCGCATGGGAAGTTTCTTGTACGAGTCGCGGAACTCTGTAACGACTCCGCCTAGATTGATTGTGATGGAGTAAACCTTTCCCCTTCTGTCGATAAGTGTCGTGAACTCATTCTCCTGCGGATTCTTCTTCACCCACCTGACGCCGTGTCGAAGCATGTAGTCCATAATGAATACGCCGTCGAAACCGAGATTATGAAAATAGGTCACCGATGCGTGCGTACGGCAGTAGTCGATAAAACCATCAATATCGGTGCCGTGCACATAGTCGGACTCATTGCCCACATTCACGCTCGCCCACGCCCACACGCGGCAGTCCTCTGGGTCGGTCGTCGTCTCGAAGTCAGCGCTTCTTATTGCGCTTGTTCCGCGCCCGCGTGCGCATGCCCTTCCTGTACGCCCTCTGCCGCTTCTCCCGCCGACGCTTCTCCGCGAGTTCCGGCGTCGGCTTGAATTCAGCATTTGCGGCTTCCTCGTACATCTGCATTACTGTGTTGTAGTGGTGGTCCAATGAGTCGATGATGGCCTGATCAAAATGCGGGGAAGAGGACTCGTAACCCGGTTCCTGCGCCTTCATCGCAAAATACATCTCACTCAGCGTGTCAGCGAATTTAGATGACGACGTCCATAAGAACCACAACCTCTCATCATCAAGAGTCAAGATCTTCTTCATATCGTCCATGCCGTCGACAACATCAATCATGTCAGAAATGTTGGACCGGGCCATGTCCACCAACTTCTTCCTACCGGCAGTCGTGTGATACGAAAGCATCCTCTCACCCGCAGCAATCGCACCCCTATCATCCTGATACCTAGTCGGCACCGGCAATGCTTTTGGTGTGTACGTGGGCGCCGTGCCCGA